CTTCAGTGTTGATGCCAGCCGAAACCACAATGCTGCCAGTAAACACTTCACCGTAAATAACAGGTACCGGCACGCCCTGCCGCGAAACGTTCTGAATGCCAGAGAAGCTGTATGACTTGCGCGGGTCGTTGTCGCCGTCACTGCCCTGCTGAATTGTTGGTGTAGGGGTCAACATCTGAGCGACACCCCCCAAAATCAAACTGGCGCCGATGCCTACACCAATCGAAACAGCCTGTGGGCCAAGAGTGAACAAACCACTCGCTAACGCAGCGCCAGGAGCAAATAACAGCGAAAATGCCACCAGAGCAACGCCAGCCAAAATCTGCCCAACGCCCTCCGCGCCAGCAATGACCGGGATAATCCTGATCGGCTCTTGACTGGCAACAGGGAAATGAAGATGCTCTGGGTGGTCGGCCAACTCGAGCTGATTGCGCCCCACAGTGACCCTGTATTGGCCCTCTGACAGCACGCCATGCAGGTCGGGGAAGTTGGCAAGTAAAAACCGTACCGCCTCAGCAGGCGTCCTTACAGCAGCCTTAAAGCTCCGCTGCCCCAAATGCTTTGCCAGCTTGCCGTAAACCTTGATGACGCGGAACATTTCAGCACCTGCTCCCGTGCCTGACGATCAAGCCTGTGTTCTTCTGATAGTAGCCACCCCAGATGTCACGGCTACTAAGCCGCCCACGCAAATGATGCAGAATCCGCTGCTCACCCAGATAAACGGCCACATGGTTCAAACCGGGTGACCCATCAAGCTGCATCAGGATCGCGTCGCCATAGTCCGGCTCGTTGATGCCATGGTCTTCAAAGCCTGCCTCAGCAAAACACTGCTCAAACATGGGAGCATTGTGGAACTCAAGCAGTGACGCAGGCCGCTCCCAATCAGGCAACTCAAGCCCCATTTCTTCCTTGTACCAATCCCGCACCAGCGTCCAGCAGTCGCTCACGCCCCAAACCCATTCCCGCCCAATTAACGGCGCCCGGTAGCCTTCCGGCTTGATTTCGCACCACATCTCAGTGCCAGGATTGCAGATGTGCCAGACCAGTCCTGACTTTTCGCAGGCCATACGGTCAGCTTGACTTGGCTGCGCAGGTGTTTGCGGATGGCTGTGAAACACGGCGATCACTTCTCCATCTTCCTCAGCAGCGGCATAATCCTCTGGATTAAGGATGAAGAAGTCACGGGCGGGGGCCAAGTTCTTACATGGCCAATACTGCTCACGCCCTTTGATGACAACCACCAACCCGCAGGCCTCGCGTGGTGCTTCCTTGAGCGCATGTTCCAGCGCGTTGTGTTTCCAGTGTGTCATCCGTAGAACGTGCCAGCGCTGGGGAATGATCCAAATGGTAAGTCGTTGAACTCACCAAACCGTTTCCTGCATGAGCTGATTCTCTTTCCGCATACATCCCGCAACGGGTCAACCGTGCCAGTTTGCACCAAAGGCTCAACAGCGCTCGCGTAACTAGAAGTCCAGAGCGGAGTGTTGGCGCCTGTGTACAAAATGAGCTGACCGGTGGTCGTAATGCTCAGTCGGTTGTTGCTGTTGCCAGTTACGCCTGTGATCTCATACTGCGGGCCTGCTGTCGTCAATGTGCCAAACGTGGGATGGTTATTCCTGAATGGGTTGTTGCTGCTCAGGGTCTTAGGAAGGTTGATCACTTCGCCTTGGTAATAGCTGCCTGTTGAGCTGCTGATGGTTTGACCGCTAATGATGTTCCAAGCAAATGCTTCGCCGGTGTAATGATCGACAGGTAGCGCTGCAGATGTAAACGTGAATTGAACAGTGATGGTGCGGTTGCTAACCGTGAACGTTTCTGTCTGCGTGTTGGTCAGGCCAGCGCTTGCCGGTGAAGACCCAACACACTCCCAGCCAAAACCACCGGAGCGGCCAGTAACACCATCAGTTGGATACCAACCAAGAAACGCTAGCCCTGTTGGCGATGCGGTCCCTACCGTGTTGCTGGCCCAGACTGCACTGGTGCCGTTGTAGATGACAAGGTTGCCATCTGCCTGCATTCTTAGCTTCCAAACGCCATCGCCGTAGTTGGTTGCAGTTGCCCAGACCAGCACATTGGCCTTGTTGTAAACAGCAAAATTGCCGTCGGACTGCATGATCGCGCGATACCAACCATTGGATGACACAATCGCATCACCTTCGTTCAATGTTTCGCCAACGTTAAGCTGAGCGCCAAAAGATGTTGCTCCAAAATTAGTTGCTGGAGTAGCGCCCAAGGCGTTGTCGTACTCGTCGAAATAGTTCGCCCCTGTGTAGCCACACTCAGGGCTGCGGTATTTCCATTGGCAGATGTTCGCAATCACCTGCCGTTTTGGTGCCCGCACACCAGCCAGATCAAACACAGCCGCAAGCTCAAACTCAACAATGTCCCTGTTCTCGACTGATTTGCGGTCGATGTAATAGACCTCTCGCGGCATCTCTTCGTCGGCCGGTGTGCCATAAGGGTTGACGCCATCCGTGAAATTGACAGGGTCAAGGAATCTGCTGAGCGTGCGAATCCTGATCACCTTGGCGCCTGTTAGATCGTTGCCAATCGTGAAGTCATTGACGCTTAACAACAGCGCCGAAATGCTGCCAAGCAAGTTGGAGACACGCACTTTTGGTCTCGGGAGCTGGCCAGTGCCGTTGTATTCAAACCCTTCCACTTCAATCGGCAGCGCCTGATACGGCTTGCCCTTCCAGATGATATTGCCTGATGGTGTTTTCTGATTGACCCCAGCATGGAAGTAGACAATCTCTGTTGTACCGTGCAACGTGGCGTCAAGGTGCAGCTCAAATAGCTCAATGATTGCGTAAGGAGAGCTTTTAAGAAGCTCCTGAAACATCTCGCTCATGGTTCATAAACCTCGACAAACGTCGTCGTGATTGTGTTGTTGTTAAAATTCAACATTTCCATACTCCACTCGCTGCAGATGTATTTCCCTGCGCTACCTCGAGGGGGCGTCCAATCAAAAGACTCAGAACCAGAGCGCGCTTCAAGAAAGGTCAAGATATTTTCACGTTCAGTATCAGTTCGGTTCAGAAAAGTTAGTTGCCATGACTTTGGGTCAGTATTCAAGCCGTAGCGCAAGCGTTGGCTGTAGCCGTCACCAAACTGCGTAGTTCGCACACGCGGCTGGCTTTGCTCTGTGGCTGTAAAGCTGGGGATGTAGGTAAAAGTAGCCATTAGGCGAGCAAGCCTCCAGGGCGCTTCTGCTTGATCAATTCTGCCTGCACTGCCGCCCCGACAACACGCCCCAACGCATTGGCATCAGGTTGATTGCCCTGCACGCTTGACCCACTGGCGTCAACTTGCACGTTCACGGTGACCGCACCACCGCTGGCAGCAGAAACACCAAGGCGTCCATCACTGCCACGGCGCAACGGCATAATCGCCTCAGGTCCAGCCTCGCCCATCAAGCCCACACCCTTGGCGAACGGGAACAGCGTGGGTCGATCCACAATGCCGCCGCGAGCGAACTTTTGGATGCCGTTCTGCGCGAAGACGTTACCCATTGCATTAAGGCTAAAACCTGGAATCTTTGTGGCCAGCGCCCCGGCGCCGGTTAAGTTCGCATTGACCTGACCGAAAATGCTCCCCCCACTCAGAAAGCCAAGCGCTTGCATCACCGATTTCAACACAAGCTGCTGAATGATCATCCGTGCTGTATCAGCCAAAATCGATTGAGCAAACTGAGCAAAGTTGAATTTACCTGTAGTCATTAGCTCAGTGATTGCATCTTCAACCCCCTTAAATCCTTTCTGGGATAAATTGGTCAGGGCATCATTCAGCGTTCCAATTCCCTCAATGTAATTTTGAATGCCCTGATTAAACGGATCACGCTCCTCAACAGCGAAACCTGTAATGCGAGACAGAGCGTTTTCACGATCGAGCTCACCCAGCGCTTGTGCTTTGCGTCGTTGAGCTTGAGCGCCAAGGGCCTGGAGAAACTGTTGCGCCAAACCAGTCCTGTCTTTGTTGACAAGACCTTCAAACATAACTCGATTACCCGTCAACTCACGAAGCTCTTTAATTGTCTTGTTTAAATCCTTGCCCTTGTCGTTGATGTCATTCAACGCTTCTAAATACTGACGTTCAATTGCTTGCTCAGCGGTCTCTCCAATGCCAGCAGTCTCAAGCCTGACATCGCGAATCATGCGACGCAGCTTTTCCGCCAGATCAGCGCCCTTTTCAAGCCCCGTATTGTAGTTCCTTAAAGCTTTTTCCGCTTCGCGATCGGCGCTTGTTCTTTTTTCCTTTTGTGACTCAGGCGTGATCCCAGGCAGTCTGCTCGGTGGTTCCTTTTCTTCCTTGGACACAAGCCGTTCGGCTGCCTGCAGGGCCCTTAATTGTGCTGATTGTTGTGTTTCACGCGTAACCAAATCTTTCAGTAAATTGCGTTGAAGCCCTGTCCCACCCGTCTTTTCTATGAGTTTTTCGTAACCAACAATTTGTTGCTGGTTCGCCTTGATCCCAGCTTGCAAATCTTGAATTTGCTGTTTTCTATTTTTTCCGAGCCCAAAAAACTCATTCAGCTTGCGAGCTGCAGCATCAATCGCCCTGACAATGTCAGCAAAAACAGTCTGAAAGAATGCGCCGATTGGCTTGAGCAAAGTACCAACACTCTCTTTCATTCTTGCCAGCGCTGTTCTTAAGCGCTCACCAGCAGCATCTGGACCCTGGGAAAGGATTTCCGCGTTCTTTCCATACTCTTTGAATAATTTATCGGCAAACTTTTGAAAATCTTGCAAGCTGACCTGTCCCTTCTCAAGAGCCTTGTCAAGCTCCTGCGGGGTCATCTCCAATGATTCAGCAAACAAGCTGAAAGCACCCGGCAAACGCTCACCAATCTGTTGTCTCAATTCCTCCGCGCTGACTTTGCCTTTTGAAAACACCTGGGAAGTCGCAACCAATGCCGAATCAAGTTGCTCAAGATTCCCGCCGGTGCCCCTGATCCCGGAGGCAATGCCAATGAATGCTTTCTCTGCATCACGTACATTGCCACCAGCACCTTTGACGGAAGCAGTCAATTGCGTGAATTGACGCGTAATGATGTCTTGAGGGATGGCAAGCTGACGGCTGGTCCGATCAATAAAGGACAGCGCTCTCTGATACTCACCAGCATTCTTGGTGACAAGCTCTAGAGCCTGACGCTGACGATTGATATCAGATGCAAAGCTGGCAGTTGCTCCAATCTGCTGCCTGACCTGCGAGATGCCACCGCCAATACCGGCACCAACAGCGGCGCCTTGCGGCCCACCAATAACGCCGCCAGCAATGCCGCCTATGAAACCCTCAGGGCCGCCAAAAATGCCACCCGCAGCAGCAGTTCCAGCGATCTGTGCGGCACCCTTCAGAGTCGGTCTACGGGCCGCCTGTGCAGTCTGTTGTAGCTGCCTCTCGAGCTTCTCGGCCTCCCTTGTTGCCTGCTTAAATTCAAAAGTATTAATTTTGACACTATTTGCAATTTCTCGCCACGCAGTCGCATAACCCCGCAAATTGTTAATGCTCTGAACCGAAGTTGATTGAACTTTCTTCAGTTCATTTGCAAGTTGACTGAAATCAGTTGTCGCTGCCTTGCTCTGCTGCCCCAGATTCCGAAGATTGCCAGCAAGCTTTGTGAGCTGCTCACCGCCCACCTGCTTCAGTCTGACAATTAGCTCCGTGCTCTGGCTCATTTGCGCTTTGCGTTCATGCAGGACAGGGCGGCCAATTCCATTACCTGCACGCCCTCGAACAAGGCCACAGGATCCTTGACTGAATACAGTTTACAGAGCCATTCCAGACTTGAGTAGTTCAACCCGGTCAGACCTGCCATATTTGTGTTCCATTGCGTGCTCATCCGCTCGAACATCATCACGATCTCCCAGTTCTCCTCCCACACCTCAAAGTGATCGGGAGGATGCTGAGCGCGTACCTGAGCAATAGCCTCAGGCAACATGCCCAAGCTTTTTAGCTCTTCGTCACTCTCTTTCTCGCCAGCGTCTCCCTCGCACCAATGGAGAGCGGCGTCTCTTAGTTTTTTGCTGGCGCTCCGGTCACGCTATCAGCGTATGCACCAATCAATGCCTTCATGATGTAAGGATCATCACACAGCTCTTTTTTGTTTTTCTGTGTGAATGGGATGTCCTTCCCTTCTTCATCCTTAATCCCGTCCCAACCCTCCAAAATCCCATCAATCAAAGCATCATCGCCTTGATCAATGAGATTATTGAAAGCAGAACGACTCATTTTCCTGAAGACCGCATCGAAGGTCTGTTTTTCAAACTTGCCGCCATCAATCGGCGTTTCCACCGTGACAGGCCACTTGTACGAAACGGTCTTCTTCAGGATGAATGCCATAGGAATCAGGTGTAAGCCAGTGTGAACTCGTCGTTACCCGAGGATGTGGGTACAAGGGTATACGGCAGGTTCAGCATAACAACACCCGTGTCTTCTGAATAGGTGGGACCACCTAGGCTCACTCCCCCCGCAGCCGTAGCCAGCGTGATGATATTGCCAGCATTGGTGCCGTGAACGATGCTAAATGCACCAGTCGTACCGGCCACAGCATTGGCGAAAAAGTCTTTGGTTGCCAAAGTCACCATCTCGGTAACCAATGTGCCACTGCCGGTGCGGTTGACAATGCTCACCTCCTTGCTGCTGTTGACCAGTTCCCGATACACCACCTCATTTCCCACATCCAACGTGCAGCTTTGCAGTGGGATTGCTGACGAGGCAAACAGTGTGAAAGCAGTGGTGTTTGTGTCGTTGAAAATTTGAGGAGAAGCCTGGGCCCCAAAGGTCACAGCCGGATCAGCCGTATCAGTCGGGGCATTGTACTGACCCGTCATTGTGAAGCTGAGAACCGGAATTTGGTTGGCGTTTAGGTTGATTGTGAATGTGCCACGAGCACCAGTCACGATGTGACGAACGCCGTCCAGCGAAAAATACATTGTCACTGAGCTAAACGAAGCGGAAACCGGCGCATAGGTCACGCTGGTAGAAGCGACAATGGTCTCGCTAAAGCCGCAAGCTTTCAACAGTCGACCATAACGAGGGGCTGTACCCGCAGTGCCAGAACCGGAATACTCAATCTCAAACGTCACCACAACGCGAGTGTTGGCGATGAGCTGAGGAGAGTTGCCCAAGTATGGACGAATCAAGTCTCGAGTGAGAACCTCGGACTCCACAGGAGTGATTTCAAGATTCCGTACTTGGACGGCGTCACTTCCAGTCGGAGTGGGGTCCGTACCGTAGGTTGACTCAGTCTGAACAAGGACGGTCCGCTTCCGGTAAAGCTTGGCCATCGTTTTGGTCCCCAGAGAGATCAGTTTCTGTCAACAGTTTAAGCTCCCCTGTCGCAACGTCAAAGAGGTACGTGCCCCCGACGCCGGGATTGGGAATAGGCTTTGGAGTCTTCGCCTTAGCCATGAGATCAACCTGCAACAGTCAGGTCAGTTCTACCTGAACGGTACTTGACCATGTAATCCATACTAATCACGCCCAAGGGAATGTCGGCCTCATACAAATTAAAATCCACACGGTCAGGATCAATGTCCAAGGCGTAACCGTTACAGGTTGGGTCATCCATGATTTTCTTGTGTACCTGTTGCGTGTAGGTATCTGAATCATCATCTGGCACGCTGGCGCGAACAATCACGCTGACACGTACTCGCAGCATCCATTGCAGCTTGCTACTGAAAACTTCAGACGGTTGATCGTTTACAGGTTCGACAATGACGGCAGGCGCTTCACCACGAGCCAAGGGCTCCACACGGCTCCTGTAGACCGTTGCACCAGTGACTGAGCTCAGATTGCTTGCGATACGGGCAAGGATCAATTCGCGGCGTGTGTCAGCCATGATCAGGCGGAAGCGACTTGGGCAACAGTGCAGATGATGCCAGGGATGCTCGGGTGAGCAAACGGACTGGTCTCTGCGGCTTCAGCGTGAATGTAGGCCTGAGCGTTTGATGTTGCCCAAATCAACTCCAGGTAATCATCCGTTGCAACAGGCAACACATAGTTGACACACCCAATCACGTTGCCTGCGATCCCGCCATGACTTGAAATAATGCTGAACCGGCTGTCACTGGCAGGCACGTCACCAGCAGCACCATCATTGTTCTTGCGCAACCAGACGTTGATGTCGTGAATGCTTGTGTCAGTGTTGCTGAACTGAATCGAATAGATAATTGAATAAACGCCGCTGTGCGCAAACGTGATCCGCGTCCCATTCGTCACAGTCACTCCACGACCCAGCGTGTCCCTTTGGCGCAAGAAGATAGACGTGGGCGTGTTCGCTGTTGCCGTCTGAGATGTTGAGTCGTAAAACGAACCCCAATACCCAGGGCGGCCAAAATATTCAAGCTTGTCCCAACTTGATATCCCGTTGCCAATCTTCAGATTCCGAGCAGGCATCTCGATCGCAAGCTCACCCGGAAGCAACACGGGATTGATTGCTGACCAGTTGCCGCGAGTGTTGATCTTGGGAATAGCACTCACAGCTACACCTTGCTAAGGAGCAATTCAGAAAACAGTCCGTCATCAATAGCGCGATTCTCCCTGACGGTATAGGAGGCGCCATCAACCGTAATTGAAGTGCTACGAGCGGCAGAGCTCACATCAGAAGTCTTTGCGTAAAGCAGATACTCCCGACTCAAAGCCATGCCGCCCGCCAACACCTCCACAGGCGAATCCAAGATGCCAACAAAACTCGAAGCGCCAATCGAGCAGGTCACCCCAAACTCGTCAACGTTCAAAAATGCCAGCGTGTCTTGGATTGCCATCAGGATCAGTTGCCGTACTTCTTGCTGTAAACCAGCGAGACGCCGTACACGAACACAGGGTTGGTGCCAGCTTGAGTACCGACAGCACGCACATAACGGCGCACGTCGTTGCAGTTG